GTTAGACAGTTCAACATAACCGTAACGTGTCATGAATGACACAGTTGGTTCAAATGTTGACGGATCTAATACAACACCACTACTCATTAATGGAATATATGGGCAATAGAATGCAGGTGCGTCTGATTCAGATGCTCCTTTATAACCAACAAGTACATCAGCGTTATCAGCTGAGTAAGTGTTAACGTACACTTTCATTGCATTGTTCAAAGTACCAACCATCTTAGTGTTAGTTGGAGCTTCAAAAGTACCTTCAGTTGTTCTTGCGAACGCAGAAGTTGTTGCACTTTGTAGAATTGTTAACGCAAATGGGCTAACTACGGCGTAGTTACCTGCGCCTCTACGTGTACGCTGTGCAATCAAGTTAGCAACACGGTTGATTTGAACAGCTAATGCAGCATGCTCGTCACCAACAAATGTAGCTGTACCTGATACAGCAGCTTGGTCATATGTTTCAGCGGCATTACCAGCTAGGCTGTTAAGGCTTGCTAAAACTTCTTGATCAATCTCAGCGGTAATTTCTTGTGCTAAAGCAGCCATAATTTCTGCTTCAACGTCAATACCGTGCATTGATTGTGCATCCTGTGCAGCTTCAAAAGTCCATCTAGCTGATAGCTTTCTTGACTTTGCTTCTACAGTTTGCTTTAAGATTTGAATGCTTAACTTACGTCCAGCTTGGCCTTCTAAAGCTGCTGTTTGAGCTGCTTTATCGTCCGCTGCGCCTGAATAGCCTTCAGCAATCTTAAATGGGCTTAATGCCTCTTCACCAGCTGCAGTGTCTGTTCCGTTTGTGCTATCAAAAGCATCTGCGTAACGTACACGTAACGTGTGAATCTGACCAACTGGGCCGGTCATTGGTTGTACACCAACTAATTCGTTGGCAATAACAGTTGGCATAACACGTCTGATAACTGGTAGGATAACACGGTTAAGTGTTGCTACGTTACCAGCTGATGTTGCTCCAGCTGTTGCACTCTCAGACAAATACTTGCGAGTGTTTTCTAGTGTGGCAGCCATCACACTTTTCTTGTTACCGTCTAGGCCTTCAAGAAGAGCGTCTTTGGTTTCTGTCCAGCGACTTTCTAATAGTTCTGACATCATTTTCTCCTTAATTTAATCCAGCAAGACGGCGTATATCTAATACATTAGATTCGTCTGCTTTGACATGTGTCGTTGTTTTTGCTCTGTTGCCTGTTACTTCTGTTGCCTCTGATAATACTTTTGCCTTACGCTTTGCTGGAGTATGCCCATCTATAACAGATGGTAGGTACTTGTCAAAAGATTTTTGTAATCTCTCAGTTTGCACTGATTCCAGTAAGTCAGTCATAATTTCTCTTTGATCGTTGCCTAGTGGCGCAATCAATTCGTTTATGGTTCTTTCGCGTGTTGCTGATTCAACTAATTGCTTGTTCTCAGTTGCCTGAGCTTCTGCTAAATCTTTAGCTTTGCCAGCAAATGCTTTTGCTTCTGCTAGTTGTTTGTCTTTCAACTCAACAACTTTCAATAGCTTGGCACTTTCGCTTTTTTCGTTTAGGTAGCTACCTGAATATTCATTACTGAATGCTTCAAATATTTTGCGACCAAAATCGTTTCTTCGTGCTTCTTCAATATCTTCTTTAAGCTGTGTAATTTCCCCTTTAAGGACTTTATCAACTGTTTCAGATACTGCTGTAGCACTTCTTTCAACAAAGTTAGTTTTAACTTTCTTGAAGTGTTCTTTAGCTTCACGTACTAAACGTACTTTCGTTTCTGCTAAATCTTTTTTATCTTCGTAGAACTCTGCAATTTCTTTAGAAAGAGCTTCTATTACAAATTCCTCAAGCTGTGCATACTTAGATGCCATTGCCTTCTTGTCTTCGTGTAATTCACCAACTTCTTTACCAAGTGTTTCCATTACAAACTTTTGCATTAGGTCTGCGTTTTCACGCATTGCTATTGCATATTTTGCTTTGGCCTCAGCAAGTTGTTTACGATCATCTGAAAATTCAGCAATTTCTTCTGCTAACTTTTCTGACAACATACTATCAATAGCTTCAACCATTGTAGATTTGTCATGCTCGTATTTCTTTGCGAATTCTTCACGAAGTTCAGCGGTAGCAAGTTGGCGATTCTCTGCGATCTTCGCGTCCCATGCTTCTTGTATTTCTGCTTGTACTTCTTCTGAAAGTGCGCTGCTCTCGAAGAGTGATTTTAATGCTTCCAACATATTATTCTCCTCAGTTATCGGAGCCCGCTTATTATTCCTAATAAGCTCTCTTTTAAATATTTTTGTGCCTTGTCATCGTGCTTTGTTGCCTGTGCTAGTTCGTATGCCTTCATTCCGCCACGTGCATTCATTAAATGTTCGTATATTGGCGTTGGGTAGGCTCCAGGAGCACTTGGTTGTGCTACTACATCTACCGTTATAATCTCAAAGTCGGAAACGTTGCCGCTTCCGTCTTCTGATACGTTACCAGATCCCCTAGATGAGACACCTAGTTTAACTCCGCTTTCTAGCATTGTTTTAACTAGTTGCCCCATTGGGGTTGGTAATACTTTCAATTTACCGTAACCATTTGGCCCGTCCATCCATGTCTCTGTGATCATGTGTGATACGCGGTCTAGGTTAATGTTAAGTCCTTCTGGATGATCTACTTCGCCAAGAACACTATAACCACCTGATATTTGGTCATTAAGGGTTTTGACAGCCCTGCCAATTTCTTCTACAGGATACATACGCTGATTAGCGTTACGTACTCCGCCTTGGATACAGATACCTTTTAGGTATAAGTCTTTTCCTTCGTTAGCAGACTCAACGACCATTTGTGCTTGGTCAAATGTCAAATGCTCTCTTAAAAAGTTTCCCATTCAGATTCCTTATTTGCCGACTATAGATTTCTTATTGTCAGCTGCTTCTGGCTTCCCTTTTTTCTCTGCACCGTGTCCTGGCTCTGATTTGCCAGCTTTAGACGCTTTACCGCCTGGTACATTGATGTTCCCGCCATCTTGGTCTTTAGCGTTTAAATCGCCTAGACCAGCATGGTCACCACTTCCTGCTTCTCCTGCTTTCGCAATGTTAGCACTTGTGCCGCCCATATCGTTAGCACCTGCTACTGGTGACTTACCGCCGTCTCCATTATCGCCTGTGCCTTTTTTCTCTGCGCCGTGTCCGCTTGCTACTTTGTCAACGTACTCGCGCATTTGTTCTCTATCTGATTTTGCTGACTCTTCAACTTCTTCGTCTGTAGCTTCTTCAACTTCATCATCAGTTGCTTCTTCTACTTCTTCGTCAGCTGCTTCTTCAACTTCTTCGTCTGATGCTTCAAATGCAAATGCTTCTTCTTCCGGCTCTTCTTCGCCTTCGTCGTCGCCTTCGCCTTCTTCGTCACCCATCATTTTTTCAAATTCTGCTTTTAGGTCATCTAAAGCATCTTCTAAATCAACTACACGGTCTTCAAGCTCTTCTTCGCCTTCTTCTTCACCGTCTTCGTCGCCTGCTTCGATGTCACCCATCATGTCGTCTACTGGATCTCCGCCCATTTCAGGCTCACCTTCAACTTCAAACTCGTCTAAATCAAAGTTTTCGTTAGTTTCTTCGTCATCACTTGACTCATCAACTTCTTCATCAGTTGTTTCATCTACTTCTTCATCAGTAGCTTCTTCAACTTCTGCATCGTCTTCTTCGATTTCAATATCTGATTCAATTAAACTTGCGTAGATGTCTCTTGACTTCTCTACTACTATATCGTGGAATAGTTCTTCTGCACCAGCTTTGTCTTCATTAACAAGACGCTCGAGCATTTCTTCGAACTTATTTTTATCTGCCATTTCATTTCTCCTATAAAAGTTTTACCTATGGTAAGGCTGTCATTTGTATTTACTATTTATATAAGAATGTGTGTACAAATAGGCTCAAAACGAGCCTTTTTGTCTAGATTTGCGAAAAACTGAAGATTTTCTGGAATTCTTCAAGCTCTATTGTTCTAAAATTGTCAAAAGTATTTAGTTCATCGGGCTTATAATTATCTGGTGCTATAACTCTATGAAAGTTAATATTTTTATTATCACGTATAACTGTTTTTGTTTGTCTTAACCAATTACCGTAAAATGTTGCGCCTTCATTGCTTCTTTTGTAGTTTTTAGTATCAGCATATAGGTTATTTAATTTACTATTGTTTTCAAGTCCTGCATAATCAAATCCTAGTATATAGATATCTTCGTATTCGTGTTCAGCTGCAAGCCATAATGCTGTAGGACCACTACTCCATCCTTTACTTGGCTGGAAGTAATTTACATTTTTTATATCGCTAAATGCATTATTGTGATTAGACCAAACTTTGTTATTGTTTTGATAGCCACTTCTAGATATCTCAAGTATCATTTTTACATCTACAGCTATTAAATAGTCAGGTGCAAATGTTCTATACAGTGCATTACATCCATATACAGTGCCTAAATCTAACAATGCTTCTGGTTCTATAGCAGATCTACTAGTTCCGTTACCCAATACAAAGGCAACACTAGTATCTTTGTTAGATACAGTCTTCTTTATATCTTGTTTTTGTTTTTGTAGTTGCTTTTGAAGTCTTCTTTGATTGCGTATTACACGCCATTCTTGTTTGGTATATAGAGACTTATCTATTTTGGCCATTAAATAGCACCGCCGGCCTCCGCTTGTGCTGCTATGCCATACATCTGTCTAACAAAATCTAGTTCGTTAGTTATTTCTTCTTGATGCAATTCAGACGCTTTACGTATTCTGTTAAGTTGACCAAGTGTTAGTCTAGTTGCCCTAGTGTCAGTTGCCTTTACTGGGGATTCATCGTGTTGAGGCTCGTAACCTTTGTTGTCTACAGGCTCAATTGTTTCTGGGTCAAAGTAAAATAGTTCTCTAAGTATCATATTGTATTTATACCGTTTGGTCTGTTGTTGGCGTTCCGCCTCCAAGCTCGGTTCCTGTTGTTGTTTCTGGTGGTGTTCCTTCGCCGCCATCTTCGGATGGTACAGAAGCGTCTTCATCTTCTATTCCGCCTAGGTCTGAATCCATGCCTGCACCTGATATACCGCCGCCACGCATCTCTCCTGCGGCGTCAGTTGCTGGTGTTTCTATGTTTTCATCATTTTCTTCTCTCCATAGGCGTTCATTTTCAGCTATTTCTTCATCTGTCATGCCTAAGAAGCGTTTTAATGCAAATCTGTTACTAATATACGGTATTGCACTCATTTGTGTGTAAGTTGGTACACGAGCATTGTCTACTTCTGACTGTCTGTACGATGCAAAGTTCTGTGGTGGTTGGAAAACTAGGTCAAACATCGAAGTATCAACGTTTACACCTTTTTCTAACAAATATTTCTTAAATTCTTGGTCAAATTCTTCAACAAGCATACCTTGTAAGCGTTCACAGTAAGTGTTGAACCTTAATTCTTGTATATATGCTGTTCCGACTCTACCGTCATTGTACTGACTACTTGCATCTTCAGCCCCTGTAGGCAAGTATGAGCTAGGAATTCGTAAACCGCGTACGAGCTTATTAGTAAAATATCTAAGGTCATCAATTTCTCCTAAATTTGTACCACCTGGTAACGTTTCTACTTTAGAACCACGTCCTTCTGCTGTTTGCGGAAAGAAATAGTCTTCATTAATACTTAACGGGTTGTAACTACTGTCTATAACATTGGTACCCCCGCCTGATTGGCTTGGAATACGTCTTTGGTGTATCTCTGTTTTAACACGTTCTACGAATTGCATAGCAAGGTGACTTGGCATGTTACCAACATCAACATAAAAAACACGTCTTTCAGGAGCACGTTGTACTCTGTATATAATAATTGCGTCTTCTAATAGTTCTTTTTGCTTGTATACTTTAAAAATTGTTTCTAATAATGAATTACCAAATGGATAGTTGTTGTCTAAGCCTTCACTCATGCTAAGATGTACAACATGATCGGCATCTACAGCTATTTCTGACTCTTCTCTACTCCAACGTGTGCCTGCTTGACTACCTTGTTGGCTTCCAATATAACCTTTACCAGCACTTGCGCTTTGATAACTGCCTGCGCCACCGTTATTTGTTTGACCATTTGTTTGATGCGGAGTTGTTGCAACTAAATCACCAAAGTTTAAATTAAAATCTTTGATAATATATTGTTCAGGAGTCTTGCCTTCTGATTCGTTAACAATAATTTTTGTTAAATTTGCTGCATCTACATGATATAACTTTTTAGTTTCAGGATCTCTAACAAATAATTGATCACCGTACTTAAATGCATTACGTATAAGTCTAAACATACGTGTTTCAAACTTATTAAGTTTACACCATTGCTGTAAATACTTTGCTAAAATTGTTGTTTCAGAATTTGTTGCTTTTTGTTTAAATTCTAATGTAAAGTTAGTGCCATTTTGCTCATTCTTTTGTGTACAAAACTCAGCAAGGATATCTAGTGCCGCATTAACTTCTGAATCACTGTCCATTGTGTTGTATTGACCATAACGTTCAACACGATTTGGACTACCTACGTATACATCTGGTAAATGTGAATTATAATTCTTAGTAGCAGGTCCAGGCTGAAGCCCGCCATTGTATCCACTGAACGGACTATAGCTTCCATCAACATTAGTACCTGTTGGTACTGGTGTAAAGTATTTTTTCCAGCTCATGTTTTTCCTTTAGTCTACGGCGTCTGCTGTCGCTTTTGTATGTGTAATAATTTTATCTAGTTTTGAAGACATTTTCACTAACGCTGTATTTATATTGTTTGCAGTCTCTTCGCTCACTCCTGATCCGCCCATCTTTTTAAGTAAATCAGCTGATGCTACGCCTGATCCGCCAAATAATCCTTTATTATCTTCTGCTAACGCTTTATTCATGTCTTCTAAGGACCTTGCTATTTCTTGCATATTAACATTATACTTGGAAAGCTCTGATATGTCAAGTCCTTTTTGTATTGCATTTACATTTTCACTAAATCTTTCTAATTTATCAATTCTTTCAAATGCTCCTGCAACTCTTTCCATCCCGCCGCCGATACCGGCCATTCTTTCTAGTAATTTTGCACTTTCAGTTGTTAACCCTAGATCTTTTGCTAAATCTTTTTTCTCTGCTTCTTCTAGTTTTTTAGCTTCAGCTTCTGCAGCAATTTCTTGTGGACTTGAACCAAGTAAACCAAATGTTAGTCCATTCATTATGCTACTTCCAGCATTACCTAGACTTTCGCCAAATCCTGCATCTTCATCTGCATTAAATCCGCCAAAGCCGTCATATAATCCCATTGCACCAGCGGCAACAAGACCAACACCTGGAATAAATTTCATTCCGCGAGCCGCGCCTTTACCAAAACTTAATAAAGGATTCTTTTTGACAGGTTGGAATTGTCCGCCTATTTTTTTGCCTGTTTTAGGATCAATTGCACCTGCAGGTGCTCTAGTAACAGTAGGACTTGCTCCGGGTGTTTTTAAACGTGAAAATAGTGAAGCTGCGCCTAGTGCCATAGCAGTCTTAATTTTGCCGCCTGCAAACATCAAACCAATGCCACCTACCATCGCACCTATCACTAATGGATTTTGGAATAATGACGTAACCCCTTCTTTAAAAACAACACCTATTCCTTTCATTATATCTTCACCTATCTTTACAAACATTGGTGCTAGTGTTGATTGGTAAAATCCTTCAAATTCTTTGCCATTTTCATCAACTCCGCCCATAAAAAATTCAGATATGCTTTTTGAAATATCTTTAAATACACCTGTCACCGCTTTGCTAGGATCTTCTTTAAAATCTATTTTAAATTGGTTTATGTATGTACTTAGGCCTTTTAGTGCGTTTTGAAACTTAGTATTAGTACCTTCTTCGCCTACAAATGAACTAAAGGATGCTGTTATATCCTTAATTACCGGGGAAAGCAAATCTACAATAGGATTAATAAAGTTGTCTACAATTGCTAGTCTTGCGTTTCCAAGAGCTTCTATAAATGTTCCCATAGAATCAAGTTCGCCGCCTTCTTCTGGCTTAATCTTACCTGCTGCATAATCTGCTAAAAATTCATCTTTTGCAAATATAAGACCTTCGCCCGATTCTGTAAAATATTTTGATATTAGATCAACTTGACCTGCAAATAATGCTGATATTTCACTAGGAATACCTTCACCGCCTGCGGCTGCTAATTTTAAAATTGCATCTAGTTCGCCTGCAGCTGCTACTTGTGCTTCTAGATAGTTGGCCATTCTATCTGCTTGTCCTGATTCAAACTGTTCAAGTGTAGTGCTTTTATCTAATGCTTTAGATAACATAGCACTCACTAATGAAGCATTTTCTGATTGAGTTGCTGTAAACAATTGAAGTTCTCTAGTTACTGGAGGCATTCCTAAGAATTCTGCTTTTAGAGCATCAACAGCAACTTTGCCGCCTGTAGCTTGTGCTTCAGCCATTGCAGCATTTAATTTTTCTCTTTCTTTCTTATCTAGTTTTGCTAATTCCATTTGGAATGCAAAGTCCATTTGAGCTTGTGCAATTTTATCTTGTTGTGTTTTTACGTCTTGGCCTGTTAATTTTGAAAGTGTTAACATATTCTTTGTTAAACTTGCAGCTGCTTCTGCATTTTGTGCTTTACTAAGAATTTCTGTCCTTGAACCTGCTCTATTTAAGTATGCATTTCTAGACATTGTTTCGTTAAGGTCTTCCATTGTGAAGCCCATTGCAAGAAATTCTTCTCTTGTATCTTTTCCTAGTGAATCAGTCATTCCTGCAATTTGTCTGGCGCCGCGTGTTACGTTACCACCAAATGCAGCTAAATTTTCAGTATTTTGTGCTACCATTGCACTGAATGTTTCTAGAGGTAGTCTTGCTTCAGCGGCTGTTGATCTAAGATCTGCTAAACTATAACCAAAATCAGCACCTGCAAGAGCCATTGATTGGAATGATGCATAACTTCTATCAAGTATTCCTGTAAACATTGTTAACGTTGAGCCAACTACAGGCACATGTTTAGCAAAATCTGATAAACTGTCGCCGCCGGATATTAACTCTTCAGTAAGTCCTTTTAGGCCGCCAATAGCAGCACCAATGCTTGCTGTTGCAAGTTTTAATAATCCGCCGCCCATTAAGTTCAAATACTTTGTATTGTTTTTAACGGCTGTAGTATTATCTTTAACAGCTTCTCTATGCTTAGTTGATACTTTAACACCGTTCTGTTGGGCTTTGTTGTATGCTTGTTGTGTTTTAGCACCTTGTGACTTAGGATCGTTACCCGAAGTCTTGGCCATTTTTTCCATAGCCGCAACAAGTCGCACCAGTGTTACTTCACTAGCGACACCGTTCTCACCGCCTATATTTTCAATTTTAATTTCGTCAGCCACTTATAATCTAATCCAGTTAAGTACGTATATAAATAAAAATGGTATATACATTTATAATAGTATTTAGCCAGGAGGAATATATGGAAAACAAAAACACAAATCCGTTACAGAAATATTTTAGACAACCTAAGATATATTTGTCGTTACCAAGTAACGGGCAATATTACCCTAAAGGAAGTTTGGAAGTATCTGAAACAGGTGAGTATCCAGTATTTCCTATGACGGCTAGGGACGAAATAATGATCAAAACACCAGATGCTTTATTGAACGGTCAAGCTACAGTTGATGTAATTCAAAGTTGTATACCGGCAATTAAAGACGCATTTAATATGCCTTCAATGGATCTTGATGCATGCTTAATTGCTATTCGTATAGCAACATATGGTGAAAAGATGGAAGTTAGTATTAAAGTACCAGTTTCTGGTGAAGATAAAGACTTTGATCTAGATCTAAGAGTAATGTTAGATCAGTTTTCAAATGTAAACTACGAACACGAATTTAACATGGGCGATTTAACTGTTCATTTAAAGCCGTTAACATACAGACAGTTTACTGAAACTAGTACAGCAACGTTTAACGAACAAAGAATATACAATGCACTTAATAACGATCAAATATCTGAAAGTGATAAACTACAAACGTTCACTGATAGTTTTAAAAAATTAACAGACCTTACTTTAGATACACTCGAGCATTCAATTCATTCAATTAGAATTGGTGAAGATGTTGTTAGTGATAGAGGTCATATCAAAGAGTTTATTGCTAATTCAGATAAACAATTATTTTCTAGTGTTACCGATCATATCGAAAAGCAAAGAGAAAAATTTACAATTAAGCCACTAGTAATAGATGCTACTCCGGAAGAAATAGAAGCAGGTGTGCCAGCAACTTATACAGTTCCTGTAACATTTGATCAATCAAGTTTTTTCGTATAAGGATCTTAGCACTAAGCGTATCAGAAATACTTCACGAAGTTGGGGTCCTAGAAAAAGAAGTGAAGCAAATGCGTTACAATCTTTTTAAACTTGCATGGCATATGCGTGGATCACTTACTATGAATGAAACGTTTGAGCTTCCACCGGAAGACCGTGATATTATTTCTGATATAATTAAAGAAAATCTAGAGACTACTAAAAAGTCCGGCTTACCTTATTTTTAAACAGTAGGTTTCTTAGCTGGAATTTTAATACTTTTTTCAAGTTGTTGAATTAATCTTCTTTTCTCTTTTGCATTGAGTTGAAGTGCAGCATCCTTAGTCTTTACATAACCACTAGACCCAGCTGGAACTTTTTTAGCAACAGCTTTCTTAGGAGCAGGTGCAGGACTAGCAACTGGTCCTTTTACACCTTGCTGTGTATTCATTGCTTCTTTTGCGGCTTGCATAAATGCATTATCCATAACTTGCTTAGTTAGTGGACCTTTAGGAACAGCACCAATTTTCTTAACACGCTTAGATTTTAAAAATGCAACTAAAGATGGACCTGTTGCGTTTTTTATATCTAGTCCTTGTGTTCCAAGGTACTGTCTAAATTCATTATATAAGGTATTTGCTGTAGCACTAAGATCTGCTTTGCCTGCTAAATTGCCTGCTTTGCCCTTCATGCCAATTGCTCCAAGTGCTTTAGCACCTACGGCCTGTCCAGCTTTTTTTAACATACCTACAGGAGCTTCAGTTGCTAAACTTTCACGTGGTGGATTATATTCCCAATTGTATGATCCTTGGCCTATATACGAGCCTCTTGTATAACCTGCCATTTCCATAGCATCATCTGAAGGAATGCCTTTTTCTTTAGCCCAGTGATATATGTAATAAGATCTTTGACTGGCACTTACACCTGCAAATCTTTTTACTACATCAGGATCAGCTTTTGCTTCTGTTAGAATATCATTTATTTTCATCTTGAATATACCTTATAAGTTTACTAATACTATTTATGTTTTTGTTAAGAGCTAAAGCTCTTAATGTTTTCGCTAACGCTCAAACTATTATACTTCGTTTGTGATAGAAGTAATTAATAAGATACAAATGCATTATTACGAATGTAATAATGTTTAAGTTTCATGTAGATTGTTTCAGTCAGACGGAACCTGCTACGGTTCCATCTAATCTCAAAATACGCTTCATGTGAGTCGTACCAGCCGAGACTTGGAAGTAGGTAATTGTTTATACACAAAGTACAATGGGCTCTGACCTTTCCCAACCTACGTCGACATTATGTAAACTACAGTGTACATTATCAAAGACAATGTTAACTACAGTGTACAATATTCCCTTGCTTCGTTCCTAGTGCTAAAGGGTTTTTATGTACTGTGTTGTG